GGATAGTCTACATCGTAAAGCCACGCCATATCACCAGGAACACATTCAGGTATGAGCCACGTCGTGATACTTCCGTCATAGCCATCGAAACTACGGCGTTTAACTTCAAGTTCGCCACGAAGTTTCATACTTGCAGCATCAGAAGTAGGACATTTTATTTCTACTTTCTCACCACCAGTAGTTCCGACCTCTACCTCTTTTACTGTTCCATCAGGAAGAAGAGCTTTAACCACTACACGAACCTTGCGATCAGCTGCTTGTCGATAGGTCAGATTAACCGCCTCGACATTCAGAGCAAAGTTATAAAAGCGGTTCACTCCGACAACCTCACCTGGTGGATGCACGTGTAAAACACCATCAGAAAGGTATATATCTGCGCCACATTCCTCTTGCACCTTCTTGAGTACATCATATCCTGTAGCATTGTGAATGACAAACTTTGCATAGGTCCAACTGTAAGAGCATTGTATAGAGTAGTTCTTTCCAACTCCCTGCACCACCTTCTTAAGAAGAGCTGCAAGTGTGACTTTCTTCAGTACTTCATTTTTGAGTTCCTTACGAAAGGTGTACAAATCATCCTCACAATTCAGCTTAATATTGCCACCGTCGGTACTGATTTGTTGTAACCATCCTGTGAACTCCTCCTTTAAGCCTTCCTCCTTATATCCAAAGCGAATAATAACCTTATCACCCCTGTGAAGTTTATCTTCAACGTTAAGAGCTACATTATACTGCGCACCTGGTAATGTTATAGTCGCTGTATCAGCAAGCAATTCAACGCTTCGATGCACCTCAACACTGTCAAGCATACCGACGTGCCAGCCTCCTATTTCGATATCATAAGCCATTGTATACATAAGCTTATCGTTTTAAGTCCTGCTGATTTAAGAGTAGTTTATAAATATCATCACTGTATGCCTTCAGCGAATAGTTCTGATTGGAAGAGCCACTTGTGAAAGGAATTTCCCAGCTTTCAATAACAAGATGCGATATACCGAATATCTCCAGTAAAGGATTTAATGCTGTCACTCGTCCTGCTTCACAGAATGAGCGTAAACGGCTTACGTCTTCATCAGGATATTTACCATTTTCACCAATAAGGATACCTTCTATACTGATAGTATAATCATCTTGTGACCACCGCTCCTTAATGCTTCCTTTCACAGTACCTTTGTTGACGTGTCGCCGCACGATGATATTCTGACCTTGCAGACTGATCATCGGCTCAATTGGCAAAAGCCACTCTTGAGCACCACTTTCTTCAAGACGTAGACGAAGAGGTAGTTGCATTGGTATACCACGTGCATTGGTGCGAACAGTATCTTCCAGCTCCTCATCACTCATTTTCTTGACTTCATTATAATCCTCTTCGTCCACCTCTCTGAGCTTATTCGCATTGAACAGCCAGTAAGGAGGGATTTTGTTGCCTGTAACTCTCAGAGCAATGTTTTCGAGTGTAAATCGTGCTATCTTGTTCATCTGTCTGTACTTGCTGCTATAGCTAACGCTCGGTTCATACTTTGCAGAATAGTCCGCTCAAGTTCCGCAGTGTCAGTCTTATCGTTCATATAAACATTTATATTATCGAAGAATTTGCCGATATGCATGCTGATGGAGGTGTTGCGGGTGCCACCGGTGGCTATCTCCTCAGCGGACTTGCGCCCACCTTTATGGCCTTTCTTCCCCTTACCAGGCTTTTCTTTGCCGAAGACAACAGACTCCGTGCTTCCGACCAGCCCCGGCGTACTGATTTTGTTTCCGCTTCCCACCGTCTGTTTCTTCTTGTCCTTGCTCCTCTCGTCCTGCAGGTGGGCTTGGTAGTTTCCGCCGACCTTGCCGATAAGCTGTTTAGTACCATTGACGGCCTTGGCTGCACTCTCTGCACCGGATAGTTTCTTGAAACCTTCCGTGGCTGCGGAGGCTGCACCTTTGAAGTCTCCCGTGAAAAGTTTTCGGAGGGCCTCACCGAGTTTGCCGAGCCCGGAGAGCATCTCGTTGAACCGGTTGATGACATACTCCTTGATGATATTCCCAAAACCTTTCAGCGTGTCCCACATCGTAAGAATGAAGGCACGGAAGCCGGCAAACTTATTCCAGCAATAAACGACAGCTGCGACCAGTGCGGCGATACCTATAATAATAAGGCCAATAGGGTTTGCGCTCATCGCTACATTGAGCAGCCACTGCACGCCTGTCCATATCCTTGTTGCTGCGGTGACGATGCCCATGACAGCCGCATAGGCCGTCATGGCTATGGCGTGTGCATTGAAGACAACAGCTGCAACGCCGATGACCGCTGCAAGATAGCCAATCTCCGTCTTGAACCGCAAAACAAAATCTATCACATGCCCGATACCATTGATAATCTTCATTATTCCCGAAGAGATGACGGGGACGATTTTGATAAGCAAGTCGAGTATCTTCGATATCAAAGGCTGCAGTTTCCCGTAGATATCGACGGCCTGCTGGATAACAATGTCCTTCACGGTTGCGAATTTTCCCGCTGCCGTCTGCGACTGCTTTTCCATCATGCCGAAGAACTTGCCCCCGGCACCGGTAGCATGGCGTATGGCCTGTGTGACGTTCTCAAAGGTAATCTGCCCCTTTGACATCTTATCCTGAAGCTCGGCGTATGACTTGCCGGTCATCTTCGCAAGTTCCTGTAAGGGGTTGAAGCCGGCATTGATGAACTGGAGGTTATCCTGCCCTTGCAGCCTTCCGGCGGCCGATACCTGCCCGAGCACCAAAGACAGACTCTGCAGGCGGTCCTTGTTTCCGCCGGAAATGTCCCCTAACTGTTTCAGGAGGGGAAGCACTCTTCCGGTTTCTACACCGAAGTTCAGCATCGTTTTTGCGTTCTCCGTCAGGTCCAGCTTACCGAACGGGGAGGCTGCAGCGAATTTCGCAATCTCGTCGAGCATGCCCTTGGCCTTGGTCTCACTGCCCACCAAGGTTGTGAAAGCCACAGAAGTCTGCTCGGCTTCGGCACCGATCTTGGTGATGGCACCGATGGCCCCTGCGCCAAGCGCATAGGGATTGGTAAGGAGTGCCATACCAGGAATGGACATCAGCGAACTCTTGAGTGAAGAAAACGAAAAAGCCTCGCGCAAGCGTGCCCCGGTAGCACGTGCCCTGCGCGATATCTCGTCCAGTTGGTTTGATGTCTGTCGGCTCACTGTCAGCACATTGCCACCATCGGCCTGCAGTTTTATCAGAAACTTAAGTACGCTGTCCATTGGCTTCTTTTTCTATTCTTCTAATCTCTTTGAGCGAGCTGAGGGTCCATGCCCATTTTTCGTCCGGTAGGAGTTCAGGGTCTATACTCAGGTAATAGCGCAGCATGGTGTCAATGAAGATGATATCCTGTGCACTATTGAAGTCTTCGACCCCAGCCTCCTCTAAAGTTTTTTTATCTCGGCCTCCTTCACTTTCAGCACTTCGTCCATCTTGCTGACTACGGCCATGAAGAGTTCATCGTTGGTCTTGAGCTCCTCATCACCGGCAACCCATAACTGTCCCAACATCGTTTCACTCATTTTAATAGGGTCTTTGATGACGCTTGCGTAGCTTAAGTCGCGCCGTGTGGGACGGTGCAGGATGCAGCTTTTGCCGTCGACGGTAATCTCAAAAAGGTCGCCGTGCTTCTTCTTCCACTCTTGTATCTGTTCTTTTGTAAACTTCATGATTCTGTAATTTAATTGAATGAATAACTTTTACCCCTGCCCTTTATTAGCAGGTGGGCGGAGGTCTTAAATGCTTTTCCTGTCGAGAAAGACAAAGGGGATGGTCTTTTCCTGAAACTTGTCACCCTGCTTCCACTCGGTGTTGTCTTCGGTGAACTCCACACCGACAAGAATGTCGGTCGTGATGGCGTCACCACGCGTAGGATTGCCGTAAGCCACCACGATATCGAGCGAAACGCTAAGGATATCGCCTTTGGCAGCCTGACGCAAAGCGTTGTATTCACTCTGCAGAACGGTTATCTCCCCGCTATGGTCGTAGTTGCCCGACTGTACAGCGTGAGGTTTGTTGCCTTTTGCATAGACCAGCTCCTTCTCTTTCTTGGTGTTATACTTGATGCCGCGGATACCGGTGACGGGCCGTCCAGCCATCACGACATCAATGTCCGCCCATTCGTATTCTCTTGAATTAAACATCATTCTATTGTTTTAAAGTGATTGAAGTGGGCAGGCGCGAAGCCCACCCACGAAATGTTACTTACCTGCTTCTACTTGAAAACCCAGCTTTACGTCCACGTAGCGAGCATAGCCAAACGGCCGCACCTTCAGCGTGAGTTCAATCTTCGAGGTAGAGAGAACATTTTGCGTCGGATCGATGTAGGCCTTGCAGCCTGTGCCGTCGGCATCGGCAGACAGTTCTCCCGCTGCGGTCATCGCGCGGTTGACGGCATTCTCCATCATCTGCTGCCAGGCCATGATGATGCCATTCTGCAGCATGCCGTCTTCATTGACGGATAGTTCATCCATCATCAGCTCAAGCAACGCGGCGTAGGCGATGCGGTATGCCTTGTCGATGGTACGGCGCGCAGTGATATGGGCATAATCGTCGGTCTGCTCGCAGGCCAGGCGGTCATCAGTGAAGAAGTAGCCAGCTTTGCCCACGTACTTGCGCGGAGTGATGTAGCCGGCATCATAGAGGTCGCTCACAGCCGAGGCGTTCTCTTCCACCGGCTTTTCGCCAATGAACATGGCGATGGGCTTGAGCGCACCATTCTTCACACGCGCTATATTACGCTGCACGGGCAGTGTAGCCAATCGGCCCGCCATCAACCCAACTGCAGCCCCCTCGGAGGCTTTCACCGTGTCACCGATGAGCACGCCAACGCGGTTGTAGGCCTCCTTGTGCAGGTCTTTCACTACACCGTCCTTGTAGCCGCGGCCTTCCAAGATGACGAAGATCGGAGCATAGAGCGAGGTCGTTGCCCATTCGGCCAGCTGCTGCGCCTTGGACAGAGCAGTAAAAAGGTCGTTGTCAAGTCCGTTCGTGGTGATGGTCGCCTCGCGCCCGTCTCCTGCTACGAAAATACCGCGCAGGGCACCGTTCTCGGCCGTGATGAGTTCCTTGATGACTCCCGTGTCCTTATCGCAGAGCTCGGTGAAAGTCTTGGTCTTGTCAACCGGGAAGATGATAAGCTTCGTTCCTTCCTCCGCCTCGGTATAAAAGTCCTGCACATGCTTGTACAAGCGGGGGTTATTCTCGGCCGTCACCCCCAGCGCATCTAATTCGTCGAAGGTATGCAAGGTATAGGCCTTACCGAGTTCGAGTTTCTTCGTGACAGCTGCTGCGCCGCACACGAGGGCAAAGAGTCCGTCGGGGCTTTCCCCGACAGTGCCCAGTTGCCCGTTCAGAAATTGTATTTTAATTCGTGGTAACATACGCAACTCCTTTCTTATTTAGCAGCTTCCGCAAGCAGGTAGACTCCCTTCTTGTCGTAGCGGCGTACCGAACCGCCCGTGCGGAGCAGGAACGAGTAAATATCACCATAGTACATGGGGTTGTTCGTCGAGTCGAACATCTTTACTTCGCCCAGTGCACGGCTCACCGACTTGTCGTGCCATGCCAGCGCGGCAGCCAACTCACCGGCAACAGCTTCCTCACTCCACGGCAGCAATGTCTTGTCGTTCTTCACACGAAGGACCTTACTACGTTTCATGATGTTAAGGCCGTAGAGGTTGCCCAGTACGCCGCGCTGCATATCAGCCGAGTTCTGAAACATCCACTTGTCGCTCTCCGAGAGGTCGGCCAACAGGTCGGCGTACATGTACGCATCGAGCAGGATGTAGCGCCCCTCTTCAGGCACGTTGTCGGCGTCCATGCGGGTCATGATGGCCAGTAGGTCATCCTTGGTGATGCGCTTGCGCTTGCCGGTGGCAGTCTCCGAGGTGTGTGCGGCACGTTCGACGGTACCGGTAGTAAGTAGCACATTAGCAGCAGGTACGCCTGCACCCCAACGCTCGAGCAGGTTCAAGTGTGCCTCATTCTGCAACTGACTGCGGTCATTGCTGATGATGGAGCTGCGCTTGTCATAGCTGAGTTCCACCGTGTCGATGTTCGGGATGTAGATCGGGTCGGTGGTCAGCTCGTCGATCTCGTACTCGAGGTCATTGTCTGTGCGGGTGTTGACTGTCGCAGGCTTTGCCGTGCGGTTCTTCTTCACGTTTGAAGGCTTACCCGCGTTGGGGATAATTACCTTATGTGCTTTGACGAAAACCGAATCGTCTACTGATTTCGAGGCAAAGCTGTTGTCGGGGTAGAAGTTCTCTACCAGCGTGCCCTGCCAAATACTGATGTTTAATGCCATTTTCTTATTCTGTTTAAATGTTATTCAAATCGTGTTAGAATGCAATTCTACTCTTTGTAGTCTATGCCGAATTTCTCTTTGTACTTCGCCTTAAAAGCATTCAGGTCAGCGTTGCGCAGATTAGACAGCTGTCCGGCTTTATCCAGCTCGTCCCACGTTTTCTCCGAGAGTGATGCAGGAGAGGTTCCGACATCGAATACATCGGTAATACGACGCTCGGGCTGGGGCTTCATGCTGCCAATGAGTTTCTCTGTATTTTCACGGTCGCTCTTCATGAGTGCGGTGAAACTCTCTTTCTGCGCATCGGTGATGCGCTTCTCAGCTATAGCCTTGTCGATGAAAGCCGTTACCTCTTTGTCTTTCACCTCTTGCAATTTCTGCTTGTAGGTGTTGACAGCCTTTTCCAGTGCGTCCACTTTTGTGGCCTTGTTCTCGAGATCGCGGATATGCGCAAGCACATCGTCTTCACTCGCCATGTTAGCGAATGAAGGGACCTTTTTGATTGAATCTAATAATCCCATTTCTTCATTTTGTTTTAATGGCTGCATCTGCAACCGGTTATTGAAATATGTATAAATCGCTTCTGTCGTCTGAGTGGGCACTGGCTCTTCTGCCATCTCATAGATGCCGTCGATAAGTTTTATCTCGAGTGCTTCGCGGGCGGAGAGCCAGTGGTCCTTTTCATCGAAGTATATAGATAGTACATCTTCCTTTTTCATACCGCACCGGCCCGCAATCATCCCGGCCAAGTCACCCTGCAGAGCTTCCATCTGTGCGGCCATCTCCCGGAGGTCTGATGCATTGCCCCACGCACCGCCGCTGACCGAGTGCAGCATCAGCTTGGCATAGGGCGACATATACAGGGGTTTACCACATAGAGCTATCACACCTGCGATACTGGCAGCCACACCATCAATATAGATAGTGATGTCGGCCTTGCTGTTTCTTAAGGCTGTATAAATAGCCATACCTGAAAATACATCACCGCCACAGCTGTTGATGCGTACGTCGATTTTATCGTACATGGCCTGTAGAGATAGTAGCTCTGCAACCACGCGGCCACTATCCACGCGTTGCCCGTCACCAATATCGCCGTAGAGCAGGATGGCCACCTGACCACCTTCGGAAGGAATCGTGTTGAAGAATCGTTTTTGCATTTCACTTATTTTTAGCGCAAAGATAAGGGCACTTTTTGAGCTGACAAAACGACAAAAACGCAACGTCCATCCGTTCGTATATCATTGCATTTCAGCATTATAAGAGGTATTTTATATTTTTATAATCACACAAAAAACATGAACTTTGCATTCGTAACAACATATTCCAGATGAAGACGACAATAGACAAAAAGGGTATCGCCAAATCGCTGTACCTCGACGGCAACTACACACAGGAGGAGATTGCCGATAAGGTGGGTACCACACGGCAGACGGTAAGCCGCTGGGTGAAGGCGGAGAATTGGGAAGAGATAAAGGCTTCCGTTACCATCACGCCGGCACAAATCATTGCACAATGGAACAGACAGATTATTGAAATCAATAAAAAAATCAACGCGCGGCCCGATGGTGAACGGTTTGCCACCATACAAGAAGCCGATGCAATCGCCAAGCTGGCCGGCGCAATAAAAAAGCTCGAGGCAGACATCGGCGTGCCCGATTGTGTGTCCGTTGCCATGCGCTTTCTAAGCTGGCTACGGCCACTGGATATAGGGGCCGCCAAACAGTTCAACAACCTCTTTGATGCGTTCATTAAAGACCAGGCAAACCACAATAAATAATGGGAAAGATCACAGACAAACAAGCCCTTGAACTATGGCGCAGGTATAATGAAGGACTGGCCAAAGACATCGATGTCGATGAAAGTCTGTCGCGCTATGACATCGATAAAAAACGGGCGGAACTCGAGGCCGACCCCATAGCATGGATACTGTATTTCTTTCCGACGTATGCCAAGTATGAGTTCGCACCTTTCCAGGTGAAAGCTATCAAGCGCATCATAGTCAACGAAGAATGGTACGAGGTATTGTCCTGGAGTCGTGAGCTGGCGAAGTCGACCGTGGCGATGTTCGTCATTATGTACCTGACACTAACCAAGCGCAAGCGGTTTGTTGCGTTGGCCTCCGCCACTATTGATGCCGCCGAGCGCCTGTTGGCTCCTTATAAGATTAACTTCGAAAAGAACCCACGCCTGCAACAGTTCTACGGTAAACAGGAAGTATTGGGCATGTGGACGGACAGAGAGTTCAGTTGTGCCTGCGGTGCGAAGTTCATTGCCCTGGGTGCCGGGTCGGCCCCGCGTGGTATGCGAAACGAAGCTATCCGTCCCGATGTACTGTATTTCGATGACTATGACACCGACGAGGATTGCCGAAATCCCGTCACTCTCGATAAGAAGTGGCAGTGGGCAGAACATGCCCTGTATCCCACACGCTCCATCTCAGAACCCACACTGGTGCTGTGGTGTGGCAATATCATCGCCAAAGACTGCTGTATCACGCGTGCCGGCAAGCTGGCCAACAGCTGGGACATTGTGAATATTCGGGACAAGAAAGGCCGTAGCACATGGCCACAGAAGAACACAGAGGAGCAGATAGACCGCATATTGGCAAAAATCTCAGTGCGCGCTCAACAGGCCGAGTACTTTAACAACCCCATCGCCGAAGGTAAGATTTTTAAGAACCTGCCCTTCGGAAAAGTGCCATCTTTAAAAAAGTTCCGCTTCCTGATTGGGTATGGCGACCCCGCCTACTCGGACAGCAAGAAAAAAGGAAGCTCCACCAAGGCCCTGTGGCTTATCGGTAAGTATAAGGGTGTCTACTACGTAATAAAAGGTTTCCTGGCCCACGAAACCAACGCCAGTTTTATCGGCTGGTATTTTGAGTTGGACAAATACGTGGCGGGGAAGACAAACGTGTATTGGTACATCGAAAACAATAAGCTGCAGGACCCTTTTTATCAGCAGGTCTTCAAGCCCTTGTTGCGTGAAGAGTGTGCCAAACGGAAGACACAGCTCTTCATTCGCGAAGATACGCGAAAGAAGACCGATAAAGCCACACGTATCGAAGCAAACCTGGAGCCGCTCGACCGGCTGGGTACATGGATATTCAACGAAGAAGAGAAAGACAACCCGCACATGCAGGAACTCATCAACCAGTCTAAACTCTTCGAACTGACACTTCCATACCCCGCCGATGGTCTGGATGCCGTAGAGGGCGCAGTGACCATGGTGGATACAAAGACGGGGGAACTGGAGCCTACCTATACCATCGCTCTCAACGACGAAGACTTGAACAAAGACAACCCTTTTATATTGTAAATATGAGCAACTTTATAGACATAACCGATTATGACGCGAGTATACACAAGGAGATACTCGACAGTCTGCTACGGCAGGGAACGGCCGACTACGACCCGCAGATTGTAGAGATATGCGAAGATAGGGCCGTCGCCGAAATGCGCTCGTATCTGAACAAGAAGTACGACTGCGACAAGATTTTCTCCGCGCGCGGCACCGACCGCCACGCCCTGGTGCTGATGTTCGCCTTGGACATCACCATCTTCCACATCTTCTGCCAACACAATCCGTATAAGATGTCGAAGATACGGCAGGACCGCTACGACCGGGCTGTAGAATGGCTCAAAGGGGTCATGCGGGGCGACGTGACCATCGACGGTGCTCCCTTGCTGTCTGCTGATGAACTTGAGGACAAGTCGCGTTGGCAAATCAAAGCCGACGAAGTAAGGCCGGTGTTAGGGTAATTCACAATGCATAATTCATAATATCATAGTTAAGCGAAATGGGAAATCTAAGAGATAAACGAGCAAGCAACCGCCGTATTACACAGGGCGGTATGCTCACCAAACCGGGAGAACGGCAGCCGGACGTGGTGCTGCAGATGCCGGAACTGTTTCATTTCAACCTGCAACATTACATGAACGCCGTTACCTCGGCGCAGGGTATCGACTACAGTAACCGCGTGCGGCTGTATGACATGTACGAGAGTGCGAACTTCGACCTGCATCTCACGGGTGTCATGGCGAAGCGGTTGCGCGGAGTAACGCAAATCCCGGTTGAGTTTAAACGCGACGGTAAGCCCGACGAGGCGATCAACAAGCAGCTGCGCTCGCCGTGGTTCAAAGAGTTGCGCAAGGAACTCATCCTCTCCGAGTTTTGGGGCTTCACCTTGGTGCAGTTCCGCATGGGAGAGGATGGCAATATTCGCGTCGACTCCATCGACCGTAAGCACTACGACCCCGTGCACCGCTTCCTGTTGCGCTACCAGGGCGATATAGAGGGTGAGCCTATTGAGTTGTACCCCAACACACTGTTTGTCGGATCGGAGCGAGGGCTGGGTATCTTTGCCGAGATACTGCCCGCTGTGCTTTATAAAAAAGGGAATATGGGTGACTGGGCACGGTTCTGTAACATATTTGGTATGCCGATCCGCGAGTACACCTACGACGCCGGCGACGAAGAAGCACGTAGGACACTTATCCGAGAGGCGCGTTCACAGGGCACGAACGCGGTGTATATTCACCCCAAGGACAGCGACCTGAAACTGCTCGAGGCGGCCAACAAGACGGGCAGCAGCGAGTTGTATCGCACCTTTGCAGAATATTGGGACAGCAAAATCAGCATCCGCGTGCTGGGTAATACCCTCACCACCGATGCCAAGAGTACCGGCACGCAAGCACTCGGCACGATACACAAGGAGGAAGAGGACGAGATGAACGCGGACGACCGTGAGTTTATCTTAGACGTTCTTAACTATCAGATGCGCGACATCTTTACCAATCTTGGCTTCAACACCGACGGCGGCGAATTCGTCTATGCCAAGAAGGACAAGGTAGACGTGGCGCAGCAAATCGACATCGTGCAGAAGTGCGCCAATATGGGGCTACCTATCGACGACGATTATCTGTATGAGACGTTCGGCATCGCCAAGCCGGAGAACTACGACGAGCTGAAAACAAAGAAAGAGGAGGAGCGTGCCGCACTGCGCGAACGGATGCAACAAGAGCCCACAGAACCTACACCGCCCGCCAAGCCCACACCACACACCTACGGCAACGCCCTGAGCCGTTTTTTCGGCATAGCCCCGAAGCCTGTCGGGGCGGACAACGACTTTTAATTGACAGCCTTTATTACGGCGACAATCGCTGCAGATGTCACAGCCACTTCCGCAATGTCGGTGAGGGTGTGATTTTTTCTGCCGACATCTTGAGCGACTTTCTGCGCGAGGTGTACGACGGTTTCGACACGTCTACCGAGATTGAACCGGGCATGTGGCGTGAGCTACTGCGCCTGTTGCACGAGGCTGCGGTACAGGGATTGGCACGGGGCGACTACCAGCCACGGCACAACGACGATTTTCTAAACGCCATGCGGCACGGCAATGAGGTGTTCGCCGCGTTCAAAGTGCACGCCATGGGTGAGGCGATGGCGGCCAAGCTATTGGATTCGAACGGACATCTAAAACCGTTCGAACAGTGGTTGAATGATGTTCAAAGCATCTCATCGCACCACGTGGGTGCATGGCTAAAGACAGAATACAACACGGCCGTACTGCGGGCACACGCCGCGGCCGACTGGCAGGAGTTTGTCCGCAATAAAGACGTAATGCCCAATCTGCGATGGATGCCCACCACGTCGCCCGATGCCGAGGCATCGCACCGGTCCTACTGGGAAAAGAAACTCACGCTGCCCGTAGACCACCCATTTTGGGCGAAGCATCACCCGCAGGACCGGTGGAACTGCAAGTGCTCGCTTGAGGCCACCGATGAGCCTGCTTCACCGGAGGACCTGGTGGAGGATATGCTGACTCCAAGTCCGCAGCAGGGACTGGACAACAATCCCGGACGAGACGGACACCTGATTAATGACACGCACCCCTACTTCCCCGAGAACTGTGCCCACTGCCCATTCTATAAACCGAAGGGTATTAGGAACCGGATTAAGGCAGTGTTTCAGAATCGCAAAAAAGACTGTTTCCATTGCCCGTATATTGATACCAAGCTGCCAGGTAAAGAGTGGGGCAACCCCAGTATTCAACCACCTGAGGTAAGCACCTACAAGCGTACACACAAAGGGCAGGTACTTGTCAGTCCTTATCATGGTGAAAATGAGCTTGCTGACAACAAACGCCTTGCAAACTTCCTCGCTGACAAACTGAAGACAAAGGTATATCTGTTGCCCCGGTTGGAACAGACAACCGAGGAAGGACGTAGGTTGCGCCGTAAACTGCTGCCGCCTGGTGTAAAAGAGGGAAAGAACCCCGACTACCTGATAAACGGTCTGCTGTTCGACGGAAAGTCCATGTATGGCTTGAAAAAAGATGCCAACATGAAGGAACAGCATAACGCTATCATCAACCACATTAAGAAAGCCAAGAGGCAAGCAGACAACATCGTGCTGGAGATACCGAGTTTCGTAGGTAGGGAAATGATACACCGAACTGTTAACGGCTACCTTTCGCAAAGCAGGAAAGAACGGATTATCATGGTGCATTGGAAGAATAAATTACTGGTGTATGGAGGCAAAACAAAACGTTAGACTTATAGAGTCTAACGTTATGGGAGGTTCCGGAGACGGCAAGCCGGCTCTCCAGTACCGATGCAAAGATATGAAATATTTAGTTACGAACAAACTTTTAAGCAATTATTTTTATGAATGCTAAACAAATAGCCGACATCATCTCCCGTGCACCGAAGCAGGTGGAACGTGCCATGTGTGGCGAAATACCACGCAAGGCGGCCATCATAGCAAAGAACCACTTCCGTCAGAACTTCCGTGATGGTGGCTTTACTGATGACGGACTGCACGCCTGGAAGAAGACAAGGCGGCAAGAAGCAGGAAGCCCTTACAAGCCGCTGACCTCAGAGCGTAATCATCTGATGAACAGCGTCGATGCCGTATCTGCGCCGGGACAGGTGACGGTTGTCAACCCTGTGCCGTATGCACGTATCCACAACGAGGGCGGCACCATTCACACAAATCCTACTATTACACCAAAAATGCGCAAAATGGCATGGGCTAAAGTATATGCATTGGCAGGCGTAAAGGGTAAAGGTAAACTGCCGAAAGAACTGCCCGAAGAAGCAAGGAAGTGGCGTGCACTGGCACTAACCAAGAAAACGAAACTCAACGTTATCGCAAAAATACCCCGTCGACAGTTCTTCGGTGATAGTAAAGAACTGCGTATAAAGATTAATCAAATCGTCATTAACAAATTAAATGAAATAAAAAATGGAATCACTTCTCGTTAATCTCATAGGTAAGATTGCCGGTGAGCTGCCTTGGGCGCGTACCGTGGACGAGGACTACGGCCAGCTCGAGGCCCTCGACGACGAAAACATTGATATGTATCCGCTTACTTTTCCGGCTATCTTGATCGACCTGCCGGGCACAGAATGGAGCGACGCGGGCGACCTTTCACAGCGCGGCGTATGCGAAGTGCGTGTGCGGCTTGCTATCGACTGCTACGACGATACGCATGCCGGAAGCCAAACAACAGACCGAATTATGCAGCGCGAGGAAAAAAGAAAAGCCCTGCACGCATTGTTGCAGGGTTATAGGGTAAGTAGCGAGGGTTCGTTGATACGTACCCGCTCAAAGTTCTTTACGTTCAATCACGGGATAAAGGTGTATGAGGCGACCTACACCTGCGCCACGTCAGAAACTACTCGGGAAAGAGCGACAATTGCGAAGAAGACGATTTCTGTTTCCGTAAGGACCTGAAGCCCATATACCGGCTCCGTTTAACGGTTTGTCCGTCCACAGTCGCGCCTTCCATCAGCATACGCTTGATGATGCGCAGCGTGGTGGCCTCGCAAATAAAGAACTCCTCTGTAGAAAGTTTATGAATGACATCGTCGAAGCGCAAACGCTGCACCTCAGACCAGTAGTAGAACCGCTCGAAAAGTTTCTTGTCGCGCTCTTCTATGAGCTGTTTGTTTCTTCCTTTTGCCATCTTTCCCCTCATTCATTAATCAATATATGCAAAAGTAATAAAAATCCCTGCAACTACAAGCGTTACAGGGATTTTTTTACATACAGTCAGTGTATCATGGCTTTAACTTTCCGTCATGCCCAGCGGAATGCTTCTCCACATGCCGTTGACATCTTTCTGTTCTGCTCGGATAAACTGCTTGCTCACCTCGGGCTGATAGCTTTCTTCTATGATGCGGACGCCCTCGAGGAAACGGCTGTCTCCCGTTTCCTCCGCCACCTTGCGCAGCTGTACGATGCGCGAGGCCTTGAGCGTTCCCTTAGCATCGCGTGAAAGCAGACGCAGCACCATGCTCACCAGCGACTTTGTCTTCTCGTCTTTGGCCAAACTCTCGATGTATTCTTTCACGATACCGATACCATCCTCGACAGTGTCCCGATAGCCGTCGGTCACATATACGCCAAGTGTGATGCGCTTGCTACCTTCTGAGTTGGTGAAGGTGTGGCTCTTTTGGTCATCCCTAACAGTCTTAAAGATGTTTCCCTTGAGTTCAAGGATCGTCTTGAAATTATCAAGCACCTGTTGCTTGCTCTGCTTGATTTTTTCGCTTACTGCAAGCAGCACGGGAATGGATTTCTCTATCTCGTCATCTACCAGCTGTTTGTACATCTCGCGGTCAGCACGCGCCTTAGCTTCTGCCGCGCGTTTTTCCTCCGACTCCCGGAAAGCCTCAAAACGGGCTTTCTCCTCTGCCGTCATTTCAACGGTCACTTTTGTTTCTTCGTTCATATACTTAACATTTTGCGGCATGCCCCATGTTGATGAAGACATAAGAGGCAGTGCCAGTTTTATCTTTGTTCTCTTGTTCTTTCAGCCCGCCCTTCCGTTTTATCGCCCGCAGCTTCACGGCAAGGGCCTCGAGCTCGTCGATGCTGATGTGGCGGAAGGCTTTGCCGGCGATTCGGGTATCGCTGCAGAAACAATCCACGCGGTTCCAGTCGGTGGTGTCGATGCCGAGCTGTTGCATGAGCTTTAGCACCTCGCTGCGATTGCGACGGAGTTGTCGGCGCAAGGCTTCGCGCTGTGCATCGTGACCCGTGAGGCGTTCCATGTCGCGACACATCAGGTCGTATTCCTGCGGTGTTGTCTCGCGTAGAGAGGTGGTGCGCCCATCGGTGTATTGCGCCACCAGCGTTTCCTTATCGGCACCTGGCAGTAGCTTCAGCAGGGTGTAAAAGCGGGCGTAGTTAAATCCTTTTCCCATGATTCTTATTTTTTATCTCCGTTAAGAAAAAAATCACACGGCATAGACTTGACTTTGATGTCATTCCTTACTTGCTCCGGGTCAATGTCATGATCTTTGAAGTTTATCAGAGGTTTGAGAAAATCCCAGCATTCCTTTTTAATCTCAGGAATAGTATATTCACCTTTCTGATAAGTAAAAATACCCTCCAAAAGTATTTTGTTAAAACCCTCAGCCTTGATAGTAACTGCTACTAAATAATAGCGGATAGTGTTAGTGTTGTTCTCTTTTTTCATTGTTGCTGTTGTTTTCAAGAATTATATACCCTTTTGTATTCACTGTCCAAAACGAACACGGGTTCACCCACACCCATGACCCATACACCGCCTTCGGTTCTCCCGCCTTCCGGAGCTGTTAATACTTCATGTATGCTACCCGGAGTTAGGTTTTCGAAAAACTTGCCGAAGGCTTTGCATTCCGTGATTTGAATTTTTTCTTTCTTCTCCATTTTCCTTTTTCTTTGAAGTTTGATAATGATCTTCCCCGTCTTCTGCTTAATAGGGAGGTTATTTTTGCATGTAATATATTTGTAAAGGCTTCCCATTGCGCTTGATCAGCAGACGTGTTTCGCCATCCTCGGTCATTAAGTCGGCCGTTACGTCACTTCTCACGTTGATGTCGCGGCGCGTGTAGAGGCTGTGAATGAATGCGTCGATGAAATCGAGCAAGTCCATCCACTCCTCGGGCGTGTTGTCAATGCCACGCATGGCGTAGTGCTGACTTACCTCCATTTGCAACCGCAGCAGCCACTCGGGCTTGTCGTGCGGTATCATTGAATAATACTTTAATTTTTCCATTTCCGTTTAACTTTTATCTTTAAAACAAACTCAGTTGGTCACCTTTTTGCCGAACGATTTCAATCCAGCTCTCATCAGGGGCATCGATGTCGCGCAGTGTTTCGGTATCAAAAGGCCCGAATACGAAACCGTTTTCACCTACCATATACTTTGCCGGAGCTTCTATCAGTTTGGCCCGTACATGCAAATGGGGACGTCGGGGGTTTTCCTGCTTGCCCGTAAGAAACGCAGGCTTTCCGCAAGTGCAACCTTCAAGGAACCCCGTCACCTGATAAATCCGTCCCTCATAGCATTCTTCATGTCCGACCCAATGATTTCTGAATTTATCACCTACCTGTATCATTGCTTGCCCTCCATTGAATGCTTATCACTGCATCAAGTCTTCCGCTGCCTTTACACACGGGACACTCTTGCTTGTAACGTTCCCGATAGCAGTTCTCCTGCCAAAAATATCCGTTACCCTGACAATAAGTACACTCGTGCCCGCGACTTTCCAAGACCTCCGTCATACGCCCGCCAGGACTTGTCAGTCTTGGGGTGATTTCGATAGTTCGTTTTTCCTTGCTCATATTGTCTATTGTATTACTAATTGCACATTGAAATGAAACTCACTGCAGAGTCGCCTTATCTGCCTTATCTTGAACGGCTCGCCACCCATGCCGAAGAAGATGGTGTGCTCGCGCGTGTTGGCCCTCACGCCTTTCTTCCGTAACCTATAGAGTAGGTTGTCTCGCTTGTTTGCCATATCACACTTTATTTGATGTTCTCAATATTCCTTCTTCCCACACAACAAAACTGTTTCCGGCATCGGGATTGAAACGTCCCTGACAATAAGCCCTGAAACCGACAACCCTCACCTTCACGCCTGCTTTGTAGCGTAAGCGTAATGCACCACTACCTAATGGTTGACTCTTCTTCTCCATGCTCACGAAAATAAAACTCTTCCGTGGAAAGGTTTCAATCAGTTTCTTGGTTTCGGGCCACTCCCAGCCGCTTTCCTGATAGCTGTCCACGATGATGAACTTCGCACTGTGCCGTTTCTTCAGCCTTACGGTCAGGTCTTCTATCGTGTCCTCCGTCACTACGCGGAACCAGCCCTGCCGTTTGTCCATTTCAAAAAGCTTGATACGGTCTTGGAAACTCTGACTGATACCTTCTTCATAGCTCGCATACAATACCTGCCCGTAGTGGGTCAGCTCACGAGCCAGCTGCATCACAAACGAGCTTTTTCCGGCGGCACTGGCTCCGCTGATGAACCATGTAGAGTTTTCCTCGGGTAAACCAAAGCACTCTGCCCACCGACCACTCCAAGGCAGCGTCTTGTAGGTCTTCATAGCAATCTCCTTCGGACTGTATGCTCGTTTGGCCATATCACTTTCTCCTCTTTGATTTCTTTTTCCCGCTATATTTATAGAACCAGCCCATAAGACGGTTGAAAGGGAGTGCTATGCCGTGAATGGTATCAAATACTGCAAAATCACCATCGTCGTCCACTTCTCCATCACAATAGCCATGAAATACCTGTAGATTATTCATCACGAAGCAGGCCTCTTGGTGCTCATCTATATTATTCAACTCGCTTCGACTCTTCAGCACCCTGCGTGTTCCGCCTTCAAATGTCACTGTTATCTTTGTTTCCATGTACTATGCTTTTTTTAGTTTCTCTATCTCTGTATATACCCTTCTCAGCCCGCCGCCACTTCTGCGCACGATCTGTCCGATGTCGGTGCCTTTCGGGGCATTCACGCTTGCTACCACGCGGGCCTGCTCCATCAGGAACGCCTTGCGGTCATCTTCCTGGTCGGGTGTCACCCGGCTATACTTGCCTCCATAGCGCGAGAATATCTCGGCATAGCCCACCTTCCGGCATTCCATCATGCGGTCAATCTTGGCACGCAAGCCGTCGGCACCCATCATATACCAACCACAGCACATTTCTGTGGCGTTCCATAAGGCCTTCAGTTCAAGGAAAGCTTCATATTGCAAGTCGCCCGCTTCATCGAGTACCACCAGCGGATGCTCCATCGAGCGCAGGTAATACACCAAATCCTCGTAGGTATCCTGGTACTTACCACTTGTGCCCACGCCGAACTCACGGGCAATCTTCTTCACCAGTGCACGCTTGGTCTTTACCTGTGAGCAGTCCACATACACGGCATTGCGATGCTCGTTTACATACCAGCGCGCTGTATAGGTCTTGCCGATATTCGGCAAATCGCAGAGAATGACGCTCAGACTACGTTCCTGACACGCCTCCATCTGAAGGCTGACATACTTGAAGGTCTCCGTCTGTGCACCTTTCCACTCAATCGTTTCGCGTAGACTGACGTCCAGCCTCCGGGCGATGTTCACCCAGTTGGCATCGCTCAGTGCGCGTTCCGTCTGCCCTTTCTTCAAGCCGTTATACACGCTTGGAGAAATGCCCAGTGCCGATGCGTGCTTTGCGTCGCTCGGATAATTCTTGCGGTTGGCTGCCATGGCCTCCAATATCCGCTGTTTTTGCTCTGTTGAAATCATATTCAAATGGTGTTTTAATGTTGTTCTAATATTGTTCTGTTGAAAACTTGCTGCTTATGACGCATCAGTAATCAGTTAGTTTATGCTATATGTCTGCATACGCTCTCTCCTCTGCACTTGGTAGCAATGCCGTCGACTCGTTTTTGTAGTCTTTTGTAGTCATGGGGGTAAGTTCCAATGGCTCCTCATGCTGCATCTGCGTGGTCGGTTTCAGTATTCCCAGCCCGTCGATAGTGTTGTCCTCTATATACTTGTTAAACTTTGCAATCTTTTTCTGCTGCTCCACGAATGCCGCTTGGTCTTCTTCAGTTTGTTCGGCCATTACACGACTGTAGGTCTTCACCTTTTCCACGGTGTCAATGAATTTACCGTCTTGATAAATAAAGACTTCGCCGGGATTACCTTCATTGTCGGGCAGATAGCAGGCCGTCACCTTGTAGTTATTCGGCTCAAGCCGCTCCAGCACGCTTGTGTCGCTCAGCCACCACTCTTCGTGTGCAACCCGTACCGTTGAGTTCCTGCGGATACTCGTCTCCACATGTTCGCCGATATGATAGGCCAGTGTCTTTTCGTCATAGGGTAGCAGACCCGGATTGATGTTTGCTTCGAGCACTTGCCAACGTGTCATGCCCGGATACATTTTCTGATTAGGGTGCAGCATGTTGTTCCACTCTTCATTATCCTTACGGTCATCGGCCACCAGCTGCTCCCATGTAAAGTATTCTTTATCCTCATAATGTTCGTTGGTTTCGTCACTCACCTTCTTATACTCTTGACGCCATTTCCCTTTACCATAGAAGCGGCCGATACCTTCGTGGTTCTTGTGTATCACGCTGCGCTTCTTTGCACCGTTCAGCGGCTCGGCATATTTCTCCTGCGAGTTCAATGGGGCGCAGAAGCGCACGAATTGAAACACATTCTCGGCTTTCAGAAAGCCCTCTTTGTAACGGCTCATCAGGTGGTTCTCCACCTCAATGCCGGCAGGGATTCCCCAACCATGGCGGGCTATCAGCCGGAACATATCGCGGAAACAATCCACCACGAGTCCCTCGTCCTTCTTCCGTGCATAGCTCGCGCCAAGTACACACTGGCTCACCACGTCGTAAGCATAGTAGGCATGTACGCGCTGCTTCGTATCTTTCAGCTTGCGCGTCAGGTCTACGTCGTCCATCGTGATTTGACTCAATGAGAACGAGCCGCCATGACGGTGCATGTGGGGCATCTGCTCGTGCATGAAAGTACTCCAGCCCGATAATTGCTGATCAATGAGTACCTTGTTATTCGGCTTGTTCAGGTAGTTGTTGATGGTGGTCTCGCTCAACTCCTTCGGGTCGCCCGTCCTTTTGTCGGTAAAGTCATCAGGGTTCATCAGTTCGCCGGTCTTCGGGTCGTACACGTCCAGCTCGCCGCAGACAAACATATTGTACATTTCAGCGATGTTCGTGTTGAACGGCTTATTGGGCAATACGGCCAAACCGAGTATCAGCCGTTCGGTCTTGTAGTCCACTTTTCGCGTGTTCTGATTACCAAACTTGCCACTGATAAGGCTACCGTAGCCTCCATCCCTATACTCATTCACTTTTTTTCTGAAACGCAGTGCACTCGTGGGCAACGTGTGGCCGAATTCGTCTTTTAGAGCCTTGATGGCTTGCACCATATCCTCCCAGTTATACTTGCGTCCCATCAGCTTTTGCGCCGTGGCGGCACGGTTGTAGAGCTTAATGCAGCAATTCAGCACGCTCGCATTTGTCACATACTCCTTGATTTTCTCAGGACTCAGTTCCAAGCCGGTCTTGTCCCTGTCATGAAAGAACGCTACGGCGTTTTGGTCGGTTTCGTAGTTACTGCATACCCACAGCTTCAGATGGGTGAGGTCACCGTCGGGATAGAGTTCCTGCACCTTCTCCTTATAGGCGCGTGGAAGGCTGTCAACGACAATCAGGGCGTAGTTACCAGCAGCGCCGCCGCCACGACGCGCAACGTCTATCTGACCTTTCCATGCCTTTTGGGCATAATTGGCTTTTGTCATGATGCCGTTGTCCAACAGTTCACGGGCTGATACACATAGCTTGCCTTCGTAATACTCCATCACCGTCCTCCTTATTTCAATCCTGCTGCATAGGCCTGAATGCCGGGAATATCGCTCAGCATGACGTCTTTATAACTATTTACCCGCACACCCTTCTTGAACACTACACAGCTGCTGTCTGTCTTCGAGAGTTCAATCAAAACGTCTCCGGGCAGATATTGCCGAATATACCCGTCCGCATCGAACAACGTTTCCAGCTCCGGTGCTTCTACCATGATGATACCACCACGATCCATAGCCAACTTCCTCACGCGCTTGGCCAATTCCGTATTACCACGCTTAGCGTCATAAGTCAACGCGTTAAACACACTCTTCTCCGTAATCTTGAATGCTTCCGCAAGAAATATGCGATCTTCCTTCTTGATATGAATATACCTTTTCATAATCTCACTTGTTTAATTCATTTGTTTTTACTAACTTTATGGCCGAATTCTTAATAGAACAGAATATGGTTCCAAAAGTATTACTTACAATTGACATCGTCCCACTCGACCAAACAATGGGCGAGAAAGAGCTTCGCGTATTAATTGAGCCTTGTCTAATTCGCCTGAAGGCGTTAAAGGGAAGCTTTGACCGCAATACTGACATACAGCTCTCTGTTGATCAATTCGCACAAGAAGATGGCAGTGTGAAACGAACCGCCCGTTTTGTGGTTCTAATCTCTGTTGGGATGCAACGTGCACAGCACCTTCAGAAGGTGATTGAAGCTTATTGTTCGCTTTTTCGTTACGAATTACCAACCTGTCTTGTAAACGCTCATTCTGAAATCTTGAAATTTCAGTAGCTGAAAGCCTTTTGTTACTCATAACCTCACTTTTTTTAATCATTAAACATCGTAGGCGGTGGGGAATCAAACCCCAGTTGCTCTCTCAAATGTCCGCTACCATTCGGACGTAGCCGCCTTGGGTTATCCTACAATCTATTCACCTTACACTATCTTCGTACACGGTTTCACCCGTCTCGTTGCAAACAATCGATACAGTTCCGCCCTTGTAGTCAGCAAAATAACTGTGATCAGTACCGTTGTTGACCTGAATCCAATTCAAGCAATATTCATAACTTGACTTAAACCCCTTGTTGTCACTGCTCGTGTCACTGTTAAAAAAAACATCGTAAGTTCTCATACGTCTATAATTTTTAAATGAAACATTCTTCTTTCTCGACCCTTTTTCGTATATTTGGCCGCAAGTTCTTAATTGAACCCGTTGCAAAGATAGGATATTTTCTAATATAAATCAAACAAAAATGAGATTATTTTCTATTATTGCGCAAAATTTAACGGAAAACAGGCTATGGTTTCAGAAAGAATAAAGGAATATATCGACTATAAAGGCATTAAAATAGCTGCTTTTGAAAAGAGTATCGGCATGTCTAATGCCTCCTTCGGAAAGTCTTTAAAGAACAAAGGGGCAATAGGTTCTGATAAATTAGAAAATATTCTATCAATTTACAAAGATTTATCTCCAGAATGGCTTCTCACTGGTCGTGGCTCTATGCTCAAAACGAAAAGTACTTCTGCCTCTCTCCCCTCTTGCGAAGAGCCAACCCCTCTCTCCAAAGATACTAATAATATCACTAATAAACAAGATATTATAGAAAAAAGCAACGCCCTTGTAGACCCGTTTCTGATGTTAATCCGTGAGAGAGATGCTACAATAAAAGAGCAAGCAGAGGAAATAGGGCATCTCAAAGAGCAAATTCGGCAATTAACTTTTGAAAAGGAACAGCTTGTTTCCAATGCCCATTCTCCAACCACTGCAAGCGTAGGGTAGATTGCTTTCGTATCGCCTTAGGGAAAAGGAGAAAGTAGTAAACCTGCATACCTTTGTATCATCAGTAACTTTTGTCACGTTCGCCCCTTCCGAATCTCCAAACGTACCCTTCCCGTACCCCTTAGCAGGGGTTCCCCTCCCCTAAAAGGCAGCTTTTATATACTAAATCCCTTTATATATAAGGTGTTTCTGCATTCCAATAGGTCTAAAAGTTGCATCAAAAGTGTCAGTTTCCTACACTTTAAGCCCGATTTTGTTCGCTGGCAACCACTCTACAGGGGGGGGCTTGGCAAGAGTTTTGTAAACCCAGTTCTGTAAAAAAGTAAGCCCACTTTGTAAACCCACCACTAAGCCCACTCCCTAAAAACACGCCAAAAAGTACAAAAAGAGGGTGATAAAACCACTTTAATTTTACCACCCTCTCAAACGGCGTTTTAATACCGTTCTAAGCCGTTTCTTTCTTAGTCCTTATACGTTGCTCCCGAGCCGCCCGAAATCAGCGTAGACTGCTTTATTAGAGCCCGTTTCGTAACGATTGTGCCATTACCTGAAAGCCCGGCGTGGAGCAAGTAATTACGTGTCGCTCCAACCTGTTTCGACGTGAATACCGTATATACAGCCGATATGCTGCTGAAATACCAATCCTTCTGCTTCGTTCCCTCTATTCCATGCAGTAGATGCACATGTATAACCTTTGCCATATTCTCATTGTTTGTTTTCTGCAAATATACCAAATAATAATTATATAGAATAAAAACGTATATAATATTTTTAAAAGAGGCAATAAAAAAGAGGCGATACAATCACCTCCTCATCGCTCCGCATCCCCCATCTGTAACCCCAAATTAACACCCATGTAACATTTATGTATCAATCGTCAGTCGGATAAACCCTCAGATGTAACACGAATGTAACACGATGTAACATTTCGTTTTGGGGAGCTTCAACTATCTAAATACGCGTAACGTATTGATATTAAACAACTTCATTCCTTTTCGGCCTCTCATCTTCTATATACGTTTCGTTCTGTGCCCCATATCTGGTTGACTGTTGTTTTATACAGGTCGTATAATAATCTTCAAGAAATTTTTGCTTAACTAAAGACATGGTGTCAACAACCATATTTGCAGCAACTTCAATAGCCTCCCCTTCAAACCTCTCTAAAATTATATTCAGTTCGTCTAAGACATGGGCAAAGGATGAAAGGTTTAATGCATGCAAATGTTTTACCACCTTGTTTACAACAAGATAGCAAGAATAGATGAACACACAATTAGAAGGAAAAGGGAACGTAGTATCTACTTGGAAGATAACGGGATGGCTCTCCTTGATTCTCTTCCAAAATACTTCTGCATTAGGAATTACATGATTAAAATAATCCAATCCAGTGGCTGTTGTCCTATTTAACTCTCGAATGCATGTTGCGATAAAGTTTATAATATAGTCATCATTATACCTCTCTTGTTCTTGCACACTTGCTTGTCTTGTGCCACCCTCTACTTCCTGACTGACTGATGTTTTAAATCCAATTGAGCGAATACGGTCAAACAAAGCATTGGTCTCTAAATAGCTTTTACGACCTAAGTTGCGAATATTTAGCAAAGATCCACCTTCGCCCAAGAATGTAAGAACATCTTCTACAGTCCTAAGCCCTGCACTTTTTAATGCATTCGTAGCCCTTACACTAAGCTGTCCGTTTTGGTGCAAATCTTGTATCGTTGTATCGAGAGAAACTGAATTTAACGCCATGGCCTAACATTCATTACTACTACATATTAATTCTTTTATATCAACATGGAGAATGTTAGCAATTTTTTGAAGTGTCTCCAATGTAGGCTGTTGCCTGTTGCAACAATAAGCATTTATTGTCGCAAAACTTTTCCCTATCTGGTCTGCTAACCAAGTTTGAGAAAGGTCTCTTTCAACTAAGACGGTCTTAATTCTATTCAACTTCATAGCTTTATGGAGTAAAATCTCGATGCAAAAATAATAAAATTATTGCTAAATCGCAAAGATAACTTTATAATTATCAAAAAATAAATGATGGTTTTATAGACTTCTTTCAAGACTCATCACTTTGGAGATATAGCTGCCATCTTCCGCATACCTAATCCTATTCAGGAACTCGTAATAGTTTCCACCTTTGTACTTGTACTGCACATAGTCCTTGTATGCCTTCACGCTTTCTTCCCATGAGTTGAAGGTGTAGTAGCTGCCGTTGCTGGGGCGGCGTAGTCCGAAGAGGTTATTATTCTCCAAGCACACTCTGGAAGTGAAATACCCTGTTTCAAGTAGAGCTTGCGCGGCTACTATATGTGGGAATTTCACATCATACTGTCGGATAACGGCCATCAAGTTCTCGATGTTCAACTCCTTGTTGGGCTTTGTCCCGAATCTGACGTATGTCATCTTATCCTGTAGCTGTGTGATGTAACCGTTAAGATAATCCACGAAAACATTAGGATCGACGCTCTTTCCACCTTTCCTGATTCTGATATGGAGATGCGGGCCGGTGCTTTTGCCTGTGTTTCCTGATATTCCCACGATGGTTCCTGCCGAAACGGCATCGCCAGTTCTTACGGTTATTTGGTCAAGATGGCCATAAAGACATTCAAAGATGCCATGTTCCAAAACGACATAGTTGCCATAGCCTCTATTCCCGAAATGTACCTCCTTGATGATACCGAGCAGCATCGCATAGACTCGTGCATGGTTGCATTGCAGGTCTATGCCGTCATGGAAAGCCGCACATCGCTTTACAGGGTCTTTGCGATAGCCGAAAGCTGAATTGAGTTTCAGGAAGTCGAGCGGAAGGCAGACATTCATGCGCTGGCTGATCAGACTGAAAAGCAGGGAGTCCTTCACATTGACAAACAGTGGTACGTCCTTCTCAATGGTGATTTCCAGACCTTGGCCAGTTTGAAAGGTTACGTCAGGTTGTTTTGCGCCTACACTGTCCTTTTTTTGCTTTGTAACCGCTTGTCTTTCAAGCTTTACCTGCTTGCGAACAACCTCCGGACGGAGGGTATAAAACTGTGCTACCATCTTCATGCTGATAATCATGGAGGAAAAAACTAATAGAAATAATCTGTATCGTCTCATCTTATCATATTGCTTTTTGATAATTTTGTTCGGTGAGAAGTGAATGTGCAAGACTTCTCTCGACAAATTTACCGATAAACATTCAACGTATGGGAAATATGATGACTTTTCAAGCTCAGGGAGCTGTCTTAGAGAAACTGATGCAGTTGGGTATCGACAGGGAAAAACTGGAGTTGATGCCTGATGGTCTGAAAGTTCCACTGCTTCGTGGAGAGGTAACGCCTGTTTTCGTGGCCAACATGGAAACATCAAATGGCAAGGTGATACAGTTACCGCTCAAAGCCCAACTCGTGCTAGATGAAAACAACCAAGTGATGCTGATGACCTATCCGCTCCGCAAGAAAATTGCCAATGAGCTGAACCTCAATCAGAATGAACTTCAGCGTGTGCAGTCAGGCGATGTAATCCGCAAGGAGGTGGACGTGGAGGGAGAAAGGAAAGTAAGATTTATCCAATTGGATAAGGAAACCAACTCGCTCATGCACCGCGACGTGGCAAGTGTGCCTATCGAAGCGGAACTGCAAACACGGGATAAGGTGAAAGACATTGACTTGGGAGCCAACCAGAAGGAGGCGCTTCAGGAAGGAAAGCCCATAGAGCTTTCCATTGGCGACACCAAGGTAACGGTGGGCGTTGACCTGCGCGAGCCACAGGGCTTCAAGGTTGTCGATGGCGACATGAAGGAATGGGAACGGCTCCAGCAGATGCGCTACGATGATGCCCACGAGGATTTTATGGGTTATGTGATGACCGACGAAAACCGCTGGGAATACCAGAAAGTGGTGGAACGCCAGGCCATGACCAACAACCCCTCGGAGTCTATCGAAAAGAAGCAGCGTACAGGCTTGATCCGATAGCACAAGACTAAAAACCATCCTCCCCAAACAAGGGATTCTTTAATATTCTGCTCCCGGCTTGTCACTTTCATAAGAGCCAGCGAGTGCTTTAACATTCTTCTTTGTTGGCGAGTTCTTCTGTTGTAGAACCGTAGCGTTAAAGCACATCACAATAAGCAAGGTGGGTAGAAAGAAAAACAATAATCTTGATTACGATTACATTGTCAGCTCGGTGGCTGGCTATGCCAAGGTTGCTCCTATTGCCCGAAAGGTGAAGGCAGGGGACGGTATGGCCATAGCGAGGGCAGCGGCGATGATGACGGCTGCCGTGAGGAATATCATGCCGGCCGACAAGCAAGCGATACTGGTGCCTATTCCCAACCGCACTGGCAGGGCAGGCTATACCAAGACGCTGGCCGAGAAAATCAGTGAGGCGCTGCATCTGCCTATCATCGACGCATTGGCAAGCAACACCCACGAGCCGCTTTATCTGGTGAAGAAAGCCAATGGCTCGCTCGATGAAGTGCCGCTCTACTTCTATCGCATCCGAAGGGTGCCTAAGGACAAGATTCCTATTCTCATTGACAATGTACTCGACACCGGGCACACGGCCATGGCGGCCTATGAAGCACTGGGCAGACAGGACACGCTGATGGCGGTGCTCGGTGACACGCATAAATTCACACCCAACAAATGGAAGTCGGATATTTACCCTTTAATTGACAACAATATGGCAAGCAAGAAAAAAGAAGAGGTGCAGCAGCAAGCTACCCCGAAGGAAGAGCCGAAGGCTCAGACTGAGAAAAAAACTGCAAAGAAAACCGCGAAGCTCCCGAAGTCGAAGACGCTGGCAGAGCTGTACGAGAACATGAAGGAGAAGCATCCTGATGCCGTCCTGCTCTTCAGGACGGGAGATTTCTACACGGCCTTGAACGCTGATGCCTCCAAGGTGGCTGACACATTGGGTGTCAAGGCTACCAAGCCAGCCAAGACTGGAGACGGCTCACTACAAGTTACATTTCCCCATCATGCACTGGACACGAATCTACCCAAACTCATCCGGGCTGGTCTTCGTGTGGCTATCGTGGATAGTCTGGAGAAGAAGCAGAGTGTGGAGAAATCCGCATCGGAGAAAGCGGGAACGAAAGCACCGGAAAAGAAAGAGAAAGGACAAACCGTGGAGAAATCGGCTACCGCCAAGCAGGAACATCAGCCACGCGAGCCGCAGATGGTTACGGTCAATGGCGACAAAGTCTCCCATGCTCATGCCTTCCAGTCCAAGGTGAATCCCGCCAGCTGGTTCTATGTGGCTCAGCTCAACGGCAAGCAGCTCAACCCCATGAAGATGGATGCTGCCGACATCGCAGCTTATCAGAAACGGGAGGCGAAGGTGGAGGACATGATGCAGAAGTATTATCCTACCAAGTTGGCTCCCAAGGTGTCGGTGGAGGAATACAAGGCTGCCAACATTCTTTCCGATGGTAGGGTCATCGACAAGATGACGGTGTATAAGGAGAAAGATGAGCAGCGTGCCGACTATGGTAAGTACAAGCTCTACGCACAGGTGGGCGACCAGCGTATGTCCGTACCAATGACCAAGGCGGACCAGAGTGCTTTCTTCGACCGCGTGACGACACCAGCGGCTTTGGTGGAAAAGAACTTCGGCGAGCGGCTGCATCTGGCATCGGCATACTCGGCTTATCAGCTTCCTGCCAACATCAAGGTGGAGGACATCCGGGTGGCGAAGGACAACATGGACGGCAAATGGAAAATATCTGCTGCCGTGGGTGAGAATGGGCGCACGGAGAAGAAGGCGATTTCCTTTGACGACGGCTTTTCGCTCTTCCAAGCCAAGACCGTCACCCGGGAGCAGCTGGCAGCCAAGTATCTCTCGGACGACATCAAGGTGCTGTCGGGACAGAAACAAGCCATCAGCAACGGACTGAAGATGTAGAGCTTGGTTATGGTATAGTGAATATGAATTACAAAATACAGGCAAAATAAAATCAAAGAAAATGGCATATAGTTTTGAAGAGCTGGTCCAGCTCAAACAGGACAGACGGATCGGATGGCTACAGTTCACGCTTGAAGGTGAGCATGCGGAAGACTTCATGCAGTGGTGCAAGGAACACAACACTCATCCCAGTGAAGATACCGCTGAGTTCTACATGGAGTCAGTGGAACTGAGTATGCAGGACAGGCAAATCTTGGCAGAGGACGACTATGACTACAGCTGGAACTGAAACAAAGACGCTCGGTCAGAAAGCCGTGGACAGGTTCACGGAGATGATGATTGAGCGCATGGAACAGATGAAGTCCGTTGGTTGGCACAAGGGGTGGATTGGCGGCGCCGCCGCTCCCGGTGCCATGCCTCAGAATGTGTCCGGGCGTGGATATTCGGGTAGTAACTCTTTCTTCCTCCAACTGGACACGGCGCTCCGTGGCTACTCCATGCCCGTGTATCTCACCTTCAAGCAAGCCAATGACTTGGGAGCGCATGTCAAGAAGGGCGAATCGGCTATGCCGGTGCTCTACTGGGATATCATGGCAAGGGACAAGGATGGACGCAAAATCACCAAAGAAGCCTACCGCAAGATGAGCCTTGCGGAACGGATACAGGTGCAGACGATTCCTTTCCTGAAGGCATACAACGTGTTCAATATCGACCAGACGAATCTGACGGAAGTGAAGCCTGACAAGGTGGAAGCCCTCAAAAAGCTGTTTTCCCCGCTGGAGTTGCGTGATGCCGAGGGGATGTTTACCAGCAAGGCCCTCGACCGTATGTTTGAGAAGCAGGAGTGGATTTGTCCCATCCAATACGACAAACAAGTGCCGGGTGCATACTTCTCGCCATCCAAGGACATCATCGTCATTCCGAGGAAGGAGCAGTTCAACATCGGCAAGACATCAAAGGCATCATGTCGCATTACTCTGAAGCCAAGGCGATGGACTGTTTCGACAATGACCTTGCTGGACGCATCTATGGCATCCGCATGGCTGCCCTGTTGGAGGGTATTCGCATGAATATACATAAGGAAGATAGCGAGATAAAAATTACCATTGGTGATAAGAACTTTAACATTCCTAACGACCAGTTGTCGATCCGTGAGCTTCGCAAGCATGTCCACATCCGCTATAACGTAGGTGAATGGAAGGCTGCCGAGAACTACAAGGACTGGAACGACCAGTTGATGGGTAAGCAGTTGGAAGTTGTGCCCATAGAGAATAAGTTTGCAAGGGACCGCAATCTGGCTGACCGCCGAGAGAAAGGAGTGTGCTTATGAAACGAATTTTCATCATATCGTTGTTTGGCGGTTTGACTTTCTGTCCTCTGATGGCGCAGCAGACGGACCCGATGCTGACGGGTGCCGTGGTAGCGCAGAGCGAGATGCTGAAAAAGATTTTCAAGGACCGCGAGAAGACACAGAAGAAAATCATTGCAGCGGAAACAGCGGTCACTGTGGCCATGGACAGGATGCACAAGGTGGAAGATAAGATGCTGGAGTATCTTTCCAATGCCCAGGGTGCCATGCAGAACCTTTATCAGATCAAACGGGCGGCAGAGTTGACGACGGTGGAGATTCCACGAAACATGAGCCTGTTGCGCCAGTCACTGCCCGGTCATCTGAAAGGTACGGCCATTGCACTGTTGGTTTCTGACGAGCTGACGGATGCTGCTACGCAGATGGCTTCGCTCTATCCGTTCATGCAACAGCTGGTGACAAGCGGCACTTACAATGTGAGTGGCTATGATGCCACGGGCAAGCCCATCAATGAGAAGCATAAGGTAAACCTCCTCTCTTCGGCGGAACGGTATTATATTGCCAATGAGGTGGTAACGAAACTGGAGACCATCAATACTGACCTTTGGTTGCTGGCATGGCAGGTAAGGACGTACTCGTGGAATGACCTTTGGTTCGGGCTTGATCCAGAAGGCTGGGCCACGGTGATGTCGGGGAAGGCGATTGTGGATGGACTGGTCTATGAGTGGAAATATATCTGACAGGCCTGAATATGGGCAATTTTCTGTACTTTTGCACTCGCTACACTTTGTTATTTCGAGGAGGAGCGGTGCAAACGGAGGGTTGCCAAAGATAGAGTAACATATAACGTAAAGAAATAACAAAATGAGTGATACTGACAATTTACTGACCTGCCCCGTGTGTGGCAGGGGCACAATGGTACATAACGAACAGGAGTGGAAGTGCAGTGAGCAGTCCTGCGGGTTCGTTATCCCTAATCGTGTGTTTAATCTGGAAATGACGGAGGAACTAGTAACGCAGCTGGTCAAGTATGGCCATACAGGGGTGTTATCCCTGCTGAACAGGGACGGACAGCATTTCAAGGCGGCTCTTGTCATCCGTAACGGAAAGGTTGATGCTTCGTCGGGTGTGCATTACATCGACGGAGCATGTCCTATATGTGGTGGAAAAATGCGTAAGACCTCGAAGGGCTACCGATGCGAGAACTCCATCGGCGAGCATCCGTCGTGTGACTTTATGATTCCGGGTATCATCTGCAACCGTAGGATTACGGAGCAGGATGCTGTGGCGTTCTTGAATGGCAAGCATATCGCTTTGGAGGGCTTTGCCTCGAATGAGTGGAAGATGTTTGCCTCGTCGCTGTCGATAGCCGAGGGCAAGGTGAAGCTGGAATCGCGCATTGCGAAGTGTCCGCATTGTGGGGGCGACTTACATGTGGGGCTGAAGGCGTACAACTGTGCCAACTATCGCAATACCGAGCATCCCTGCAAGTTCTCCATTTGGCGTAACATCAGCGGTCATGCCGTGTCGGTGGAGGAGGTGAAGCAGATATGTGAGCAGGGCGTGACGAGGGATAGCATTGAGTTCTACAAGGAAGACGGTACGGTGTACTACAAGCGTCTGCAGCTAACGCCTGAAAAGGACAGAATAATCATGATTTAATTAGTTATTGATGATGAAAAGACAAAGTATTATATATTTAGTGGTGGCATTGTTATGCCTCACTGGTTGTACGAATAAACGTCATGCGTTGAAGCAGTTGGCAGTGGAGAATCTGAAACAGTCGGTGGAATATCCTAAGCAGTTACAGGTGATGGCTATATCAGAACCAGACTCGGCGTTTGGATTCAGCTACTTCTCGCAAAAGGAGAAGGCAGGTATCGTCCGTATCATGAAATCGGTAACGGACAGCATCATGAGGCGAACTGACAATATGCAGTCGCTGGACATCAATGACTTCTACGTGATGGATCTCGCTGAAAGGCAGATGCGTGCCAATTCGGACATCAGGCAGATGATCAATCAGGCTACCGACAAGAAAGAATGGACAGGCTGGAAAGTGAAGATCGACTATCAGGCAGTAACACATCATGGCATGAAGTACAATGCTGAGCGGTGGTTCTTCATTAGCATAGACGGCAAGGCGGTAGTAAGGACGTTTGAGTTACCGCTACCATAAAGATATTGCATTTTTGGTTGAATTGGGTTAATTCTCTTTTGTTTAGGTGGAGATTGTTGTGAGACAGTCTCCATTTTTTGTGTATCATTTCCATGTTTGCAGTTGCCTCCTTGCTGCATGTACTCATTTTCTTTGCAAAGTTACGGCATAGGAAAGAACGGCAAGTACCGCTACGGCTATGCGCAGAAAAATAGACGGCAGCCTTCCCAACAATCATAGATTGGGGTATTCCGTCGATTTTTCTGTGCATTACTTGCCTTATCTTTCCCGCTTATGCCGTCCTGTTTTGCTCGAAAATTAAGTACCTGCAAGAAGTCTGAAGACTTCACAAAAGGGAAAAGATTAAGTTTAACCTCATAAAATTGTAAGTTATGCACGCATGGATTTTTCAATTATCGGAAGAACGCATCGAGGGCTATCTTTGTGAAGATACCTTGTTGCAGGGTAATGGCAGCGATTACGACTATTGTGCCGCCATATCTGAGGAAGAGCGGAAGATAGCCGTTTGCTCGCTTGTTGATGACATATTGCCATTGGGTATGTTTCGGCTCAAAGATGAAACGACTTTGGTGTATCAAGGCGGTTTCGAGCAATGGAAACGTGAGTGGGTGGAGCGTATTCAGATAAGGGCTGCAAAGGTGAACATGGAAAACGTGATGAACTTTTGCGGTGAGATGTACCGGCTGGAAAACGAATTACAGAACCCACTCGATACCGCAGCACACTTTTACCTTTGCAATGACGACTATCAGACCTTTGCGGAGAAGTCGGCGGAGTTGATGCGCATGGTGGAGCATCTGACGGAAGGCGACGAGTTTTATATCGGTGGTATCATTGATTTTCATTTTTAAGCGTATGGATAATATCAATATTTTTTCGATAGAGGGCGTTGATGCAAGGGAGATTTGCAATGCGCAGTTGGGCGATGTCCTGTTTGCACCTTGTAGTGTGTGCGACAAGTGGAAGGGCGACTATCCATCAGTGGACAATCTGTTTTACGGATATGTGGAGGACGATATTTTCTACAACTACTCCGATGACGAGTTTGAGACCCACGTCAATACGATGTTTGACTAAGTAGAACCAGGAGTGTGCCGAGCTATTGGCATACTCCACAAAAGCAAGTTGCAATGAAGAAAACGTATAGTGTAACGGCTCGATACATCTTCGAGGGTACTTTCAAGGTAGAAGCTGAGAGCAGGGAGAAAGCCAAAGACAAAATCCTAAAGCACTGTGGCATGGTCATGGGCAGTGGCATACAGACCACTCTTCCAGACAATGAGATAGACTGGACTTTCTGTAACCACCCTTATAAGCAGGTGGGCAGAATAAGCAGGGAGAAGTAAGATACGGCCGGGCATATCAGGCTGGTATGCCCGGCTTTCAAAGTCGGGCAGCGGTCACAGTTCGCTGCCTGCTTGGGAGGGAATTGCCCATCGGAAGGATGAATAACAGAGATAAAAAGTCTTGTTTTTGACGCAGAAAACAAGACAATTCGTTGGGAAAGCCGTATCTCGCTATTACGCCATAAATGATCATGATGGCTCCACACCGCTTTCATCGCTCCGTCGGAACGTAGAGCGACAAGGGAGAGCGGTTAGGTTGTTTTGTGCTGAATGGAGTGCATGGGCAATGGGGGGCAGGAAGGATAGGCTACCGCTGTTTCACTTGTCAAGGACTTATCGCCCATGACCACTTCACGGCTCCGCCTATCTTACTTCCTTCTCCATGCCTATGCACACCATATCGCACGCTCTATCCAGTGTAACGCCAGTTTATTGTCGGTGTAACTCACTTTTTCGTTGCACTGACGATAAACTGACTATCTTTACAGGTTTTACCTAACTGCTTTGTGCCCATTTCCCTGAAGGCCGTATCTCCATTCATTGCGCATAGAGCAGCAATCATTGCGATACCGCTTCCATCATTCTTCAGGGACGAAGAATGACAAGGGAGAGAGGTTAGGTCATTCCGTGCGCAGCAAGGCCAGTGATGAGTTGAAGACGCCACATTCCATTTCAGACTTGCAGCAAGAAGCTCCGCATCATTGCATGCAGTTCTTCCATTCTATTTTCGGCTCTCTTCAACTCATTACCTGCCATTGCGCACTCGTTTTGCTGTGAGAAATAAACCTTCTTCGGTGGTCATCCATTTCCTTCGCGAAGTTCGCTATTGGCACCTTCTGGTCAAGTACCAGTGCCTTATTTTTCAGGTTTTTAATGGCCGTTCTTAGTTTGGTTGTGGTAAGCTAATAAAAACTTGAAAAATTCCTTGCCGTTGAATGTGTCGTCCAATGGCGACTTATTTGCTCGAAAATCGTTTCCCCGAAGAAGTCATTAGACTTCACAAGAGGGAAATGAATCGAAATGCTTTGCAAACGAGCGCAATAAAAGTTCACTTTTTAATTGCCGAGTGCAGCTAAGTATTATACAAAAGGTAACGGGGTAGCTCACCACTGCTCCACAAAAAGCATTTTATATGATTAATCGACTGATGACGGCAGAACTCGCCGAACAGCTGAAGGACTTCCCCCTTTATTCTCAGGACGGGAAGCAAAAGGACGCCACTTGCGTCTGTGTTTTCGAGATTGGACTCATCCGCTGGTATGTACTGGAGGGGCAGCCAGAAGGCGACGACTTCACCTTGTTCAGTATCGTCGTAGGAATGGCAGAAACGGAGTATGGTTACGCCTCTGTTAAGGAGATGGAAGGTATCACTGTAGATGGCTCCCAGTATGGATTGGGCATGTTGAATATAAAACAAGTACCAGACTTCAAGCCCTGCCCACTTGCCAAGATACAGGACAAGCGGCTACAGGACTTCCTGTCAAGGCTTTACGACGAACAGTAATGAAAAGACTTTGCAAGCAAGAGTAAAAAGAAGCTCGCTCCAACTTTGCCGACTGCAGCTAAACATTATGAAAAGGCGGAGCTTCCGCCTTTTTTTATTTTTTTGTAGGGCACATATATTTCTGTTGTCTTTTCTGTCTTATTTGTCTATTTGATATAATTCATTGATAATCAGAAATATAGTATTCTTTATTGTTAGACAAAACTTATATTATATGACTAAAACAGAAAAAATCTCCACTTCGTTCCTTTTCTAAGACAAGCTATGACAAGCCAAGACAATGCTGGTAATATATAACTCTCTGATACTCACCAATAAGACATATAAGACAATTAAGACAAGGAACACGGGTATTCCTTTATGCAAAATACAAAGCAAAAAAATACCATGTGGGTACTATATGGTTACCACATGGTATCAAGATGCGGAAGAACTCTGCATCGAACTAATTGACATGAGATATATAAAGACTTTTCGTTATACGAAGCCAAAGCACTTGAAATCTCCATCTAAAATGAATCTTCCTTTTCCTCTTTCATCTGTCCGGATTGCATCTCTAAATTTATATCGAATGATTGAACCAGCTTGTCATAATCGAAGCAATAAGAACGTTGCTGGACAGACATCTTGGTGGGCATCCCTTTTGCGTCTTTATGCTCGAAATCGAGTACCTGATTGCCCTTCTTGACGACGTGGTAGGTCATGCGCTGCTCGCCCAGGTACTCCTTGCTGTTCTCCAAATAGTAGCGAAGCGACTCTTCGGGCAGAGAGGTCTCACCGTTGCGGTGGGCATTGAGCTTGTAGAGCATGAAGATACGAGTCTTCTGAAGATAGAGTATCTTGCGAGGCTCGGCCCATTCCGTTTCACTAATGGTGCTGGAGTGGAATCGGCTGACGGCTCTAATCCTGAAATCAGCATCTTCGTAAATTTCGCCCTCGCTATTGAGGAACTGCACCATACGCCAGAAACTGCCTAACTCGTCATTAGTCTTGCACTCCATATTCTGGTGGATGATGCCATCTACCGTGATATTCAGTATCTCTGAATATGAAAGGGGGAGATCCAACTTGCCTTCCAAACATCGGAAGGCTGTAAGTGGAATCACCCAGTTTTGCACAATTCGGTCAATGACATTCCTGCTGCCCAATCGTTTGTTTACATCATTCAATATCAAATGATACTGATCATAAAAAACTTTACCAAACTGATCCCGATGGGCTAACAGTTGCAAGGTAAGATGCGTCAATCCTTTGGAACGCATCATGAGTAACCTTTGGTAATTTTTCTTTTCGTCATCCGTAAACTCTGACTTGGGAAACGAGAGGAAGATGAGTCGGCTGAAGAGGGCGATGTCGGCCGTGGGCATCTCCTGCCCGGAGATAATCACGCCTGCATCTACGGCGGTGGTCTCCTTCTTCTTGTCGGTGCCCATGTTCATTCGGGTGCGCCCCGTGCCGTCCCAAAGGCCTTTGATAAACTCAATCTTGGCGGTGTCGATACCGTTCTTGTATTCGTCGATGTGTACCAGGGCATTGGCGGCGGCAGCCACGGTGTCGTTGAGGGCCGGAATGGTGGAGTTCTGGATGTTGGGCGGTATGTTGTCGATCACGAAGAATGACATCAGCGTGTGGCCCAGTTCACTCTTACCAGAACCTTTCGGACCGAACAGGTCGAGGATGGGGAAAGAGCGGGTTGTGAGAGTGATGATGTCACGGAAGAGTGTAGCGAGATAGAAGCAAAAGCCTATCTTGCCATTGTCGCCAAAGACGAGAAAGAGCTGACGGGTGAAGTCCTGGAGACTGATCATGGAGAAATTGAAATGTACAAACTGACGCTCGAAGCGGAAATAGTCGGTGTTCTCCTTATAAATCTGGGAGAAAGCTGGCAGGTAGTAGTTGCCCTTTTCGCCCAGATGTACGATGCCGTATTCATTAACTTCGCTGAACTTCCCTCCATAATAGATGCCGTTGCCAAAGGTATAAAAGCCTTTCTTGTTCCAGCCAATCTGCTTGATCTGGGCTGCCGTCTCGGTCTTTTCATAGAGGAAACTCTTCAGTTTGATGAGTTCCTTCTCACCGGCCTTCCAGATGAAGTTGCCGAGCGATTCAAGCTTCTGACGGAACTTCTGGAGTGAGATAAGGTCTTCCTGCTCCATCTCCACAATCTCCTTCGTGCCCAACTCGTTAGTAAGCCGGTAGAGTCGCTTGGCCATGAGTGGGTCCTTGATGTGGAAGAGGGGTGTCAGCGTAAAATTGCTCCATTCCAGCACGCCGCCCTTCTCGGTGGTGGAGAAGTATTTGCCGTGGTCTATCCAAAAACCATAACGGCGGTTCAGGTCAACCTCTTCCTCCTTCGGGCTGTCGCGCCTTATCTTTTCGTTCTCGATTGCCTTCTGCCAGAAGAGCTTGCCCCGATGGTACTTGGTGAGGGCATCAATGTACATCGTGAGTTTGGTGTCGTCGTCGATAAATGACAGCAGATAGGCTACCTGCTTCACGGCATCGCTCTTCTCTTCAGTGTTGCCACAAGTTTCAAACAGCTTGGCAGCCAGCCACAATACGAAATCTACTTCCAGTACGTCCCTGAAGATGCTGATATGGGTGAAATAAGTGTCAGGATCTTCTTTCTTGCCATCCTCGGTGGTAGGTATTTCCTTGACCGATACGATAAGGTGTTGCTCGGTGGCTAACTTGCCGGCTTTCATCACGGCTTCAACGCCCGTTCCGAACACGGCACCGTCCTTGGGTGGGTCGTTATCGGGAATGAAACATACCTTTGGGGCTGCCCGATGGATGAGCTGGAACTGTTCGGCTGTCCATGCCGAACCGAGGTCGGCCACGGCGTTCTGCACACCGATGGAGTGCAGGCGCATACAGTCGGGTGCGCCCTCCACGAGATACATCTGTCCTGTCTTTCCTGCTGCCCTCCACGCCACGTCTAAACCAAAGACCGTGTTGCGCTTACTGTAGATGAGGGATTCCTTGCTGTTGAGGTATTTGGGCTGGCTGTCGTCCATCACCCTTGCCGTGAAGCCGATGATGTGCTGGTAGCGGTCCTTGATGGGGATGACAATACGGTTCTGGAAGAAGTCGTAGCCCTGTGGGTTTATAAGCCCCAGCTCCTGAAGAAACTCCTTTTGCAGGGGCAGGTGAGCGAGTGTTTTGCCGTCGATGGGCGCAAATCCCATATCTATTTCGTCACAGTATTTCTTTCCCCAGCGGTGGTAGGCATAGTCCTGGGCTGGTTTGTAGCGTAGGAACACCTCACGGTAATGCTTATGCACAGCAGTGTTGACAATCAGCAGTGACTCGCGTTTCAGTCGGTTCTGCTTCTCATCGATGGTTTCCTCGCGTTCCTCCACCTCAATGCCGTACTTCCTGCCCAGCCACTTCACAGCCTCCGGGTAGGCCATGTTCTCATGCTCCATCAGGAAGGTAATCGCATTGCCTCCCTTATAACAGCCGAAACAGTAGAACATATTCCGATTGGGCGTAACCGTGAAGGACGCTGTCTTCTCTTGATGGAAAGGGCACAGCGCACGATAGATAGTGCCACGCTTCTGAAGCGGCAGGAACTCAGCCACAACATCTTCTATATGCACTGCATCAAGTATTTTTTCTATAATAGTCTTGGGTATCATTTCATCCTCTAATAAAGTTTGATAACACAAAAATGCCTTGACCGACTGGCTTCGCAGCTGGTCGGTCAAGGGCTTCTACTTAGTCACTTGTTATTTAGAGGATTGCTAAGTTTCACGTAGTCCTGCCACCAGTTCTGATTTCAGAATATACCAGCAGCGTCCCATCTTGTGGGCTGGGATAAGTCCATTCTCTATTCGGCGACGAATAGTACACTCCTTACGCTGCAGCATTTTTGCAATGTCGGGCACTGTATAAACTGTATCCGTAGCATCAACAATCCCATTGGCTGTGAGCATTGCCTTAATCGTGCTCTGAGCCGTTTTCCCATCTGTCTCTTCCAAAGAAACTCTTTGGGAATTTGTTCTTCCATTTTTTTGCATTTCTATCTCCATTTAGTTCTTTCACACGTTCCTCTCTTGAAACCACATAGATTCCGATTCTTTCAGCCTCCACATTATAAGTTACATGGATAAACTTTCCTGTTCTACGACCTTGAAAACGATTATACTTACTAATAACGTTTCTCACACTGTGCTCGTCCTCAAATGACACATTGGCGACCTTTATGTCACCAATCTTGGACTTCTGCACCCACTCTGTAGGATGAATGAGCCTTTCTACTTTAATTTTAACCATATTATTGAATATTGATTAAGACCAGTACACCGTGCACTAGCTTCTTAAAGTAAAAAGCTTGAGGTTCCTCAAAGACATCGTTTTGTTCTGCAAGAAATCGTTATTCTCCATCGTCTAATACTATTTGATCAATCACTTAAAGTGGTTTCACGATTTATTGCTACAAAAATATAGACAAAAAAGATGATATAAGAGCATGAATTCCGCAAACTCTGCCAACCAACCAACTATTTAACGTTTGAGAATGGGATTCTACAGGATAAAATGGGTATTTGAGGGATATAATATAGTAAATAGTGCATACACCTACTTGCTATAGGAACATATCAGTACTGTTTATATGTTTGGTATGTGGAATATATTGTATTTGAGTTATAATTCTTCTATTTAAAAAGCTTTTCCCAGGCTTAATAGATAATATACAAACAAAGAATTATGTCCAACCTATATGAGTGTCCCACACCTGTGAGTGGGTATGGAGAGATTGACATGCCAAACGTATTAGATAAGGTATATAAAGATAATTATCACTTGGTGGCAATCATCAATGGGCATCGTCGCTGATTTGTCATCAGAAAAGGCACCGAAAACGGGCAGATGATTAGCAAGATAGGGAGTAGCCGTATCACGGAAGAGGTCATTAAGAATATGACAGATATGGTATTTAAGGATTATAGATCATTATATTTCTCCATCAATGGGGATCCCTTTGCTACCCAGCAGAGAAATCCCCATTCTAATTTATTGTAGATTATACACCACAAAAAAAACGAGAGCTATGTTGTTCCAACATTCCCTATACTTCAGGCAATGCGCCCTGCTTCAAAGTTATTTTCGTGGTATGTCCTTTTTCAAGTTTGCACCGTCCGTTATACATCAGATCTTCTTCGGTATATTTCATACCGGGACTGGCAAAGTAGATTTTTAGGTCATAGTCGCCAGCAGACAGGCGGCTCATCTTGAAACTCACGTCATAGTTGCAGATGCAGTCGGCAAGGGCTTCCAGCTTGTCATGATATACTACAAGCACAATCTTGTTGTCGTCATTGGCAATCTGGACGTGGATCTTACGCACGGCGCAATTTCCCTTGACATCTTCCAAGACACCCTTAACGATGCCGTCTCCCTCTAACTGTAATGACAGAGAGGATGGCTTAACGATGTTTGTCTCATAAATATCCGGCTGAGTGTCCGTCTCTGAAAGATTCAATTTACAGGCACTATTTACCACATCATAAACTTTCATTGCGTCAAGGGCTATATGCTCCGACGAACATGCTGATAGTCCTAAAAGACATACCAAACTGAAAAACAAATGCTTTTTCATCGTTTTGAATATTTTAATGATACTGTATGATTTTACTTATGTTCACATGTTACGGTAAAAATATCTTTTTCCCATTCAATATATAAATTCCTTTTGGCAGGCCATGAGTAGCATCATGATATGAGGATGTCTCTCTTATTTTTATTCCTTGAAGAGAATAAACCGTATAAGATTTACCATTCTGTTTTGCAAAATTTATGTCCGAGGTTTCATGTCCTGGCAAATGAAGGTTAAACCACTCCATATTGCGTTTCAAGGCAAATCTCAAAGTAGTGGCTTCTTCTGATAGCGGTCTTGAAACACTTTTATGCCATCGTTCACAGTCATGTGTATAAGCTGATTCATAAGGATAGAAGTCGTTAACCAGATCGTCAATCCATTTGTCTGACTTAGCAGGATAAAATTCTTTCCATGCCTGTCTCACAGCCGTACAGAAATCATCATCCTTCAGTAGTTCGTCAATCCAATGGGGAGTAAAAACATACGAGACCTTCATTTTATAGGTGTAGTCTGTCTTTTCTCTTTTCATGCAGCTTAAATCCCATATCGGTCCCGCAACCCATCGCTGCCCTTCCCCAAAATCTTTATGCAGATAAAAACTGCCGTGAAAGCCGTCTGGATTATCGAGCACCTCTTGAATGATGAAGAAGCGCGCCATGGCATCTACATCAATACGCTCTTCCCACTTGCTATGATTCTTATCTTTTGAGTAAATATCTTGGTTAATGCCCTTGAACTCATCAGTAAGCCAGTTCTTCTGTGCCTCGGACAGCACTTCTGGTGAATGGTAGGTTATATTGATATTCCATTGAGGATTCTCCCTAAACATTATCTGATTTGATTCAAAATAGTTGTCCACTTCCACGAGCCAACCTCCAGGTATAGTACTGGCATCCACATTTCTATCAGGCTGTTCATAAATGTTTACTCTATCCTTACCTATCCTTATAGTCTCGGTAAGCAGGTAAAGCCCGATATAGTCTCCATTGAGTACCACCTCTATCGGCTTACATGAAGGTGTCCAATCCATACCAATAAGATTTCCCAGTTTGAAGCCGGCCATTGTGGGGGGATTAAACTTTAATAATGCCCAATGTTTATTCTTAGGCATACCTAACAAAGGTAACTTATTGTCTAACTTTATTTTATAAGGTTTCTTGTCGCCCCTCCACGATGAATGTCCTCGGCCACGTATCTGCATAGTCTGTGGAGCTTCAAGGGATTCTATACTCGCTTGCCCTGCAGGATCCGCAATATAAAAGGTGGCAGAAACATACTCTGTCTTAGAAGTGATTGCTTTACCATGATCCGTGTTGATATACATGACAGGAATGGTATTGGATGGTTCCGATACCATATTGAAATTCGCATCAACTCCATCCTGACTAAGGGAAGATACAGGAATCAATATCACTATTATCAATAAAAAGAAGTATCTTTCCCTATGTCCTAAAGACTTATACTTTCCAATTCTATTCATATAGCTAAATTTAAGTTCTAATTTTGGTCTGTAACTTTGCCAAATATAGTCAATTTCTTATGTTTTTGCAAGTTATCAGCTTAAATCACTATCATATCTTCAATTCCTTTTATCAGTTCGTATGTGCTGCGTACGCTTTCAAGCCCGAAATCTCCCATATTCTCCTGCCGTTCTTCCACAATATTTGCAAAAGTTTCTATCTCGGAAAAGAAGCCCTGAGAATATATTTGATTGTTTACAATGGTGGGAACAAATCCGTTTCTTCCATAGAGTCTGAGATTTATAATGTTCCTATGCACCACTTTCTCTAAAGGTAGTCCCAATAAAGCTCCATTTTTTGGAGTAAAATCCAGTTGTTCCATCCTATCCAATTCATAAACACCCTTATTGGTATTGATATTCAGCGTTTCTCTTGCATCATTCCAAGAATAAGCAGTAGATAGTTCCAGCATACCTAAAACGCTTTTATGCTGTAAGGTAAGTAGCAAGGTGTTTCCCCCATCAGAGGCCTTAATCATATTCGCTGACACAATTTCTGCTTTGCCGAAAAGAAACAAGACATAATCTATAGGGTGAATGAACAAGTCGGTCATCGCATCTCCCTCCGGGTACAGCCCCGTAAGATAGCAGTAGTGATAGTGTAGCACATGTTCTTTTTTTAACCGCTTCTGTAATATTTGTGTTGCAGGTGCAAATCGACGTTGCAATCCAACGACGAGAGAAACACCACCATAGAGCCTTGTGGAATCGATGAGCGAGTTTAATTCGTCATTATTTCTGCATGGAGGCTTTTCTATGAATAAAGCCTTTCCAGATTTGATAACTTCTTTTGCTATTCCATAATGTGCGCGGGGACTTGCCGCCACAAACACACCGTCAACAGCTTCGTCATCCAATATCTGTTGTAGGGAGTTTGTACCTTCCACTCCTCTGTATTTTTTTGTAATTAACGCAGCTTTCTTCTCCGAAGTGCAACATATATATTTTAGAGGTATTTGTAGATGCTGAATAACAGGTAGTAAGTTGCTCATACAATGGTTGCCAATTCCTACCAATGCGTATTGGTGGTTATAGACTTTTTCCAAAGTTTTCATGCTTCGGATATTCCTGTATCTGCCTATTACTTTGTTCAAATAATCCATATTGCTTATGATGAAATATTCTTGAAGTGATTTGTGTATGTTATATGTCTGTTATCAGTCCACTGATATTTACCGTAGAAAAACTCTATTATACGCTTGGGCAATACACGTTCAAGACTTCTCAAAAGAATAATGTCGTACTTCCTATGATAGTTGATCCAGCACTGATTGCATTCACGTGAATATCTACATTGTGTTCGACAGGCTGCAGGTGAGTTAAAAATCTCATCGAGCGTATTTTTATGAATATTGCCCAAAATGACATCGAGATTTTGGCACAGAGGAACGTCGCCATTAGAATGGATGACTAATTCGCTGAAAATACTGTGGCATCTAAGCTGTAGCCGCCCATTCTTCCATTCATCATAGAGTGCCACAAAATCGTAGTTTTCTTCCGTTTGATGGATGTCAGGAGGGATCTGCCCGATATAGTCTTTATTGTTTGCATCAATTAGTTCTTTGCTTGTATCGAAAAAAGACATAGTGCCATAAATTCCAATGCGGACATCAATTCCATATTGTTTGGAAATTTTGATAACGTGCTCCATATCATTGAACGTGTTCCACGGCGATAAGCAAAACATCAGCGAGATCGGAACAAGTTGTTTGCATTCTTCAATAACCCTTATCACTTTGTCATACCCATCCCTTCCGCGCATATAAAGGTAGGTATTCCTGTCGCCATCAAGTGATATATATAGATGCTTGGGGCGATGTCTCTTAACTGCTGCAATCAACTTGTTGGGGGCGAGACAATTTGACAATAGGGTGTAATTGGGATGATTCTTATCAAACCATCCCAATATCTCGTCGTATTCTGGATGAAGGATAAACTCCCCGCCCTCCAATCCCACAACTGTATGTCGGGTTACACATCTGCTACTCATCATTCTCTTTATATCTTCTAAAGAAAGATGTTCCTCTGGCTTTTTCCAAATGGAGCAGTGCTTGCATCGTGACTGACAACTTGTTGTGGAATAAATCATCAATGACGTCAATTTTTTACGGCGACGTCTCATCATGTTGTTTGCAAACACCAATCCACTGCGGACATAGTCATAAATACTGTACATTACCGTTTTTATCTATTGTGTCTTTATATGTAAAGAGCTGTAACAGACAAAAAGGCTGCAAGTATTATATTACTTTTTCTCGTTTTTTTACCACGTTAGACGTAGACCGAAAGGCACGGTTAGCGTGAATGGATGCTCCGTGCGGTAAGTCTCCAGTCCGCTACCATTACGGAAATAGTAGAACATATTAGGTTCCACATATATGCTGAATGGCTTGAACAAGCGATACTGCACGCCTACACCCATGTTGACAGACCATTGATAGCGTGATCTTATTGTTCCTTTCAGTGTGTAAGACGAGTCGGCGGTAATGATGTATTGCTTGTTGAGCGAGCTACGTATAGGCATCTCAAATGTTACACCACCTGTGGTATAAGCATTGAAACGTCCCTTGCTCCAAATACGATACGTCAAACGCAGCGGTATGCCGATATAGTCTATCTTCTGCACCTTGTTGAGTATGGCACCATGGAAATCACTTTCAAATTCCGACTTCAGATGTGTATAGGTGATGCCGGTGCCAAAGATCCAGTGTGGGCTAAGCTGCTTGTTGAGTGACAGGCTGAAGGTTAGCGGACGGTGATGGGTAGCCTTCTCGCCCAGCCCTTCGCCACTGTCCCCATCTGTCATGTTATTCCACGCAATCAGTTTCATCTTTGCCCTCTCCACAGAGTCCATCAGGGCACTGTTTCGTGTCATATAGTCCATATACTCGTTCCATGTATGGAGCTTAGCTGCTGCTCCTCCATTGGCATAGTCTATCACGGACAGATAGTTCATGTCTGACAATGCGTTTCCTCCAGTATTAGAAGAAAATCCAAAGTTAAATGTCCATGGATATTTCTTCTTAGATTTGTTGGCAAAAGGCTCTACCTGTGCTATGAGCGGAGCGGGAGTAATCTGTGGAATATGGAATAACGTATCATCCCAAGTCCCATCTTCAGGTGCCAGAACCTTCAAAACAGAATCTGGCAGATAAGCCGTCATCGTGGCAGTAGCCTGAGTGCTATCTGCAGTCTGCATACTATCTGTCATGGCGACAAGATGTGACTTGTGCTCTATCTCTTCACCATTTGAGTTCATGGGCAAAACCTCTATGTACTCGTCCTTGCTAATATGATTTTCCTTAGCATCAGTCTTACCCTTTCCCCTACGAACCTTAACTGCTTGTGATTTGTCCTCTGCAATATTTTCTGTTTTCCTATACCTAAGCAGATACAGGCATATAGGCAAGAACATAGGCAGTAACAGAAGTACCCAATACTTGTACAGCATCTTCTGTAATTGTGTCTTCGCGCGGAAAAGTTGTGAAGACGAACTATGTGGAGCTATGTGGAGCATCTGCCCGATTTCTATATGAGAATAGCCGTCTAATACAGATAATTTGAATACTTCCTTGCTTTTTTCCGGAAGTTTTTCGATAGCATCAAACAAGATCTGTAAATCCACCTCTTTTTGCTCCTCCGTGCAATCGGAACAAAGATGCTCTGTAATACCCTCTAATGGTATCTCCTTTTTACCAATACTTCGCAGGTATCTAAAGCATAGATTTCTTGCAATGGTTATCATCCATCCCTCGATCTTCGACGTGTCTTTCAAGTCTTTGATGGATGTGAAAATAATGATGAAAGCGTCGTGGAGAACATCCTCCGCAGCACTTTCATCTTTTATATAATGTTGGCATACGCTCAATAGCTTTCCAGCGTATTGCCTATATAGTTGTTCGAGAGCTTTTCTATCCCCTCGCTTGCAATCCTCTATCTGTATCATTTATGGACATTATAAATCCCATATTTTATAAAAGAGTCTACAAATGTAAAAAGACTGCATTGTATTTTCGCTTTTTAATTTCTTTAACAGTGGGAACCTGTCCAATGGCATCCCATAAGTACCACCAGGTAGCCTCCACCTAATTCCACCTTCATTGAACCAAATAATCTTGCTTCGGTACTATGCGTTTTCTCGAAATTTATCCTCTAACAATAGAATTCTTTCCCGCAGTTGGTCAAAAGTCAATGGATTCTCGTTATAAATG